GTGCCGATCATAGCTGGCATCCGGAACTACATTATAACTAACAACAGAAAAACGAGAAAGCTCAGCCATCTTCTCAGCATCCTCAACCAAAGAATAAACTGGGTCACCCTCTTCACGACGCGGAGCTGCACGACCCAAATACAACGCATACACCCAACGCGGCACCGTAATCTTAGACCCCGCAGGATTCTCAACCACAACCAGCTCACGATTAAACGTTGTTTCCTTGTCTTCTCCACCGCCCCCCGCAGAAATGTTTTCGTCTAGAGCGTACCGGCCATCGCTATTCTCAACAAAACTACGAAGCGCTGCAGTAGGATCATCAGGCCGACGCTGACTAGAAGTCAAAGCGGCAGCCCACTGAGCATTCAAGCCATTGCGCTCTTCATCCGTCATGTCGCCTCCAACGCGACGTAAAGACATAGTACCGGCACCCGGTACGTGGAATACGATAGCGCGCAGACCAGTCGCCATTACAGGCACAATCTCTTGACCAATCTGACCTTCTTGACGCAGGTTTTCGTTTAGAACTACTACGCCATCGTTCATGTCATCAAACTCACCTAAGCCAGCAAGGGTGTTGTTCGGAAGCACGATATCTAGCACAACGCCATCTCGCCGAACAAACCGTCTCCCAAGATCAAGGTTCGGATCAGCATCAATCATCGACACAATTAAATCAATCGAAGCTTGCCGCTTACTGATAGAAACCTCTTTAGGGGCAGCAGGAATCTGAGAGTTCTCAATAATTGCACGCGCATTTCGGTTAGTGCGCAGATCTCCAACTGAACGTCGAAGGTCAGCGTCATCCGCCAACGATCGAATAACAGGAGCGACTGAAGGATCAAAAGCGCCAGGCCCAGCCCCCGGAACCCCTAGCACGCGCAGCCCACAAGTAGAAAAATTGGAGTTTGTGAACGTACCGCCAGCTTGGAAACCCGGGGGGCAACGGAACTTGTTGCGGGCTCCTCCGCCACGACGCCCCAAACCAATACCCCGGCGACCACCTGGAGGACCAGGCGTCAAAGCTTCAAAAATCGCCGACCGCACCGGGCTTCGAATATCGCTAAGATCCCCAGGAAGAGCAAAGGAAAAAACGCCCGTGGCGGCAGTGCCCACGGGACCTAAGGAGCGCGGTGTCGTAATTGCGTTAGGAATAACGCTACCCTTCTTGACTTTATAATCAACCATTTCTTGCGAACCATTAAGCGCCATAAACATAACTTTGCTTTCCAACAGTTCAACACTCTTAGCTTTACGAATAGCACGCCGAACACTACCACTACGACGCTTACGAGGCTTTTTTCCGCCGCCGCGACCATGATGATTGCCTTCATTAGGCCACTTGCCAGTAATCTCATGATGCAGCCAAGCGCAAATACGCTGAGGCTTGCCGCCAAACTGAGGCTTATCCATCAAAATAACAACGCACCGCCGAAAGCCGCCCGGCTTCTTCATGATCGGGCGCCAATATTTCAGGAGATCCTCAAGATTGCCACGTCGGGGTCCGCGTCCCCGAGTGAGACTCGTGAGCGCGTCGGCATTCGGCCCGACCTCTGGCCCCACCTTGATGTGCGTCATATGCTCCTCAAGTGAAACATCGAACAGCGCAGCTACTTCTGCTTCAAGATTAAACTCATCATCCTCAGCGAACTCTTCCATAACCATAGTCTACCCCATCTTCCGGGCACCACGTGCCCATTTGGCAGCACTCTTTAAAGAAGAATCAACCGCTTTTTCAGGAGTGTCTTTTATAGGGTACATCCGATGCAAGCCTTCTTCAATCTCAGGTGTCAGCTTGTAAACCCCAATTTTGTAATAGACGCCACCGACACGATGAACTAACTTTTCTAAATCAAACCCTTCAGCATCTTTTTCTAATTCACGTTTCAAATAATTCAAGACTGTCAACTTCCGCTTACCTAAATAATGGCCGTGCAGCTCACCATTCTTGAAAACAATAACAAAAGGAGCAGGCACAACTCCCTTAAATAAAGGACCTTCAAACTTTGCGTACTGGTTCATAGCACTAGCCCCTTAATAGCGGACGTTAACGCATCCTTCATGGGTTTATAAACAGCCAACGAATCCGCCCGATCCTGAACAGCAGGCACAAAGCCGCCATACACAACATACGCATTCGATTCTGTACTAGGGACATAAAGCTGCATAATATCTTCATCAAAACGCCGCTCTAACTTATCAAAATCAATATCGTTAGCTCGCCCAATAGCGGACATCACAGCCTCGACAGCGCCATCCAAAGAAGCTCTCTGAGCTTTTACCTCATTGGCCAACAAAGCCAAATATCCGCTTGCTTTCAAACTGTCAATAAACTTGCCGCCAAAACCCTGCTCGGCCGATACAAAATCTACCATAGCCAAACCGTTGCCGATCGGAACAAAGTGAGCCCGCTCCTTACGATCCAACGCAATTAACGCGTTGGAAGTTAACCGATTAATTCCGGCGACCCAATCGAACACAATCATGGTAGCGACGTTATCCAACACATGCTCTGGCACCTTCGCCGGATCTTCCACCTCAAAAGTCGCCACCGGATCATACGTACCGTCTTGCGGGTCTTCCTCAAGCTCCAGCATGTTCCCAACCACAGCGTCTTGAATCGACTGCACAAAAATAAACAGCGTATCACCATCAGTGCCAGCATTAGCCGGACGCATATAAGACGCAGGAAGCCCTAGAAGAAACGCAACTTCGTTTGCCATCAGCGCATGATAATCCTGATCAGGCGCTGACCAGTCAGAAGGACTATGAGTCACAAAATACACTTTATCTTTATCTCGCCGATCGACATACCGACGAGTCAGCTCACGACTACCATCTGAAATCAAAATTTGCTTATCAAATCGTTCAGAAGCATAATCAACAGCACCCATTAAATGGGTATCAGGAATTTGTAACAGATCAGCGCCGTCTAGCAAAGCCAACCCGTACTCTTCAATCTTGGAGTCAGTCACCGGCTCATATCTATGCACTGACGGAGTCGGATTGAACCCAGGACGCAAATGATTCGCCGAAACAGCGATCATCGCCTCCAAACCAGTCTCCTGCTGCGGCGCGGCGGCCACAGCAGTGTCAGGGGAAGCTTCTTCTGGGGCATTGGGGGCCGCTCCTTCTGGAACTGCGCCATCAGCCGCAGGAGCGGCTACACCAGGACCTTCTACCTTGCTGTCAAAATACTTTGACAAGTCCGACGCAAGTTTAACTCGTAATCGTGCATCGGAAGGACGCATCATGGCAGCGTCTCCTAGAATCAGATTTCGTTAAGCAAATCAGCGAACTCGGCCAACAAAGCATCGTCAGAGATAGTCTCAACCTCTAGGTCGCCTTGATCCTCAGCCGCCTCTTCTTCAGCAACTTCAGTATCAGAGTCAATAGTCTGCGGCTCATTCTCGACGACCTCAATCTCGTCGTCAACCGCCACAGACTTTTCTTCAACACCTTCAGCCGAATCAAGAGCTTTCTCTTCCTCATCCTCGCTCTTAGGGGCCATACCCCACTCAGTAGGAATGAGAGCTTCAAGTCCCAGCGCCTTAGCGCGCTTAGCAATGTGCTTCTTAGCCGCATCAATGTCTTTCGCTCGGCCATGCGCCTGAATAGCGTTCTTCAAATCGGCTTCATCAACAATGGGGAAAGAACCATCCGTCATAGCTTCGCCAGACTCGGCAAGCTCTTCACGCTTACCTCGGCCATACATGCGCTTAATCTCTAGCTCAGCTTCAAGAGCCTTGATCTCAGCCAGCTCCTCATCGTCGTGGATAGTTTCGGTGACAACCTCGTACTCGTCATGTCCCAGAATATCGCCCTTAAGCGAGACAAAGACATCGTAAGACTTGCCTTCAACTTCGTCAATCTCAACAACATAGGCATCGTTGCCCAAAATCAAACCGGGCTCCACGGAAACAACGGTCCCTGCCTTGTATTCCACAGCAAGCTCAGCAGCCTTCTCTTCAGAGATAAAGTCCTCATGATCAGCGGCGGCTTCTACAACCAGATAGCCCTTCTCTTCACCAGAGCCGCTGTAGAAGTACTCACGAATGATTCCATCAGCAGTCTTCACATCAATGACATAAGTATCATCGGTAGGAGAATAACCAGAGTTCACCAGTTCAGCCCCCTCGCCTGCAGACTTCACAGCAAGAGCTTCAATGGCCGCAGCACCCGAAACCTCTTCTTCAGAGCTAGCCGCTTCCGGCTCCATCATGTCTAGGAGGTCTTCGGACTTGACTGAAGTTTCAGAATCTTCACTAGAGTCTTCATCATCGTCCATCATCTCAAGGAGGGCGTCGGCAGTCTTTTCTTCTACAAACTCTGCGGTCTCCGCATTAGCTGCTTCGATCTCTTCCTCGGTCTTAACTTCGACATCCTCGACTTCTTCCTCAGCTTTGACCTCAACCTCATCTTCGTCTTCAGTCTTCTCAGGATTAGTTTCTTCAGGATCAGGCGCCACAGGAGCCTCAAACTTGCTAACAGCCTCGACCAAAGCCTCATGCGTATTACACGGCATAAACTTGCCGTCCTTGCCTTCATGCAAACCCGAACAGGCCAAAATCTCCGACGCTAAAACAGCCTCTTCTTGATCTTCGAACTCCATCTGAGCAGCAGCAGCCTCGGCAGCATCTTCCTCAGAGTTAGCAAGCTCAATAATCCCTTCGATCATCGATCGGGTGTTATCTGCATTATCTCGGTCTACTTTCTTGACCTCAATATCATCGTCGGCAAGAGCTTTCTCTTTGTCCGCATCCACAATAGCCTGGAATGCTTCTTCAGTCGAGCAAGGAATCCAATACTCCCCGCCCTTGTGGGACCCAGTGCACCCAATCTTTTCTGCCATTTTAGCAGCCTCTTCGGCTGAATCAAACTCAAAAGAGAGCTTGCCGCCCCCTCCATTATCATCAGAATCTTCAGCCTTGACATCGGTCTCAGCTTCAATAATCTGCGCAGAAAAAGCCTCTAAGGCTTCAATGCTTTCATTTAAATCGGACATAATTACTCCTAAATAAAGACTTTTTGCTAGTCTATCGAACCATTAACCTACTGTCAACCTCAGACCCGACGGCCTTCGACGGACCTGACGCCTGCCGAGAACAAAGCCTCGGAGACCATTTTCTTAAGAATGTCTTCGCCTTCAGTAGACAAGAAATGAATCTCATCGCCATCGACCTTAACATTCAAAACCTTCAACATATCAATTGTGGCTAGATCCACATCGTCATTGACCTTGACTACCAGATTCCCCATAGGCCGAGGGACAATCTCACGCTGACGCTCCATAGGGCCAGGCTCCGGCATAGGCTGATCTTCTTCATCTTCCTCGTCTTCTTCTTTACGCGTCATTTCCATCGGCTGCACATTAACAGCCACCGGCATAGGCAGCGAGAACATCATCCGGCCATTAACTTTAGCAAGCTGCATCATAAACGTCTTGCCTCCAGCACTAAAGACAATCTTATCTTTGTCCTTCATCAGAACTGTAACTTCAGCGTTGCCCATCATCCGCGAAAGCATGGCCGGGATCAAGCTGCCCATATGGCCTTTTTCATCATCGTCATCGGAGTGGTGATACGGCTTCTCCATATCGTCATCCATAGTCGGCGTCGGAGCACCATACTTCTCCTCGTCGTCCTCATCATCCATAGCAGGCAGAGGAGCCATAGACAACATGGCGGCCTTCTCATCAACTAGCGTCATATCTACTCCAGACTTAACCGAAACTGTACCGGTTAACTGATTAGCTCCATGCAGCACCGGTGAAACCTCAAACAACTCAACTTCCTGCAAACGATTAGCCTTAACCATGGGGTCAAACTTGGAGCGCAGAGTCTTATAGCCAATCGACCATTCTTGGTCTTTACCAAAGAAAGCAACTGAGGCAAACGCTTCGCGCCCTTTTTCGCTTAACAAGTTAAACTGAACCTTAGCATATAAGCCGCCAATCCGGGCCTGCTTCATCTTGGAAGGAAGTCGTGGATCATCCGGACCTACCTCATAGATCTCCAGCACCTTCCCGACAGGAATGTTCCAGTCATGAGACCAAATAACCCGAGGGTGCCGCCGTTCTAAAGACTTGTTAAAAGCGCCGGGCTCAACAATGTCGCCCACGCTGTCTTTGTTCCCAATACCAGAAACAAAAGCCTCAACAATGCCTTCGGCCTCATTAAGAACCTCAGCACCTTTAGTGCCAGTACGTAGATTCAACTCGTCACTGATGTCCATCAGAATGTATCCTTTAGGATTGGCTAGCAAAGCTAGCGGCGAACTAACTAAAGTTATTGTATCCCAATCAATCTAAGGCAACAGGGTTAGTTTCAATAAACTTATTGATTCTGTTTCAATAAACTATGACAAACGTAGCCGACAGCGACAATTAATAATCTCTCCTGGCGTCCCTAAGGGATCACCCGGAAACCTCAGCGGACCACTAGGGGTGTCAAACGAATCAAACAAATCCAAAGTTTGAGCGTGCAAAGCAGCATGAGTACTACGCACGCGCTCATCAACCGAGGTGTACCAAGTCTTTCGAGTCTTACCCAATAGCGCCCCCGCAACCAAAACGCCAGCATTGAAAGCCGCCGTAGAAATAAACATAGACGTGGCCATCGAACTCCGACGGCGGCGGTCAAATACTTTACGGATCAACATCTTCAAAACAACAATTTTAGCCGTCACATCAACATCATTGCCTAACAAATTACCAGCATTTCCGATCTCGGCATCCAGCAAAGCGTATGTAGTCGCCACCGACGCTTCAGACTGCAATAACGCTTGCTCGGCAGCTAGCCGAGCCTCCCCAATAGGAAAATTGTCAACACCTTCCGAATCTGCACCCGCAATAACAGCATCTTCAGCGCCGCTCATCAAAGCAAAGCGAAAATTGCTTTTAGCTACAGCTATAGGTAGAAATAGACCCGCTGCTCCTGTCCCCACAAGCAGCGCCGGAGCAGCATCATCAACAGCATCTATCAGGTCGCTTTCCAGATTGTTCAGAAACTTATTGTAAGAACTGTCAATATCAGACTCCACCGAGTCCGGAACAAAGCCCTCTTTTGTTTCAATAGCCCAGTCCATGACTAGGCCCCAGGAACAACAGACTCGCCGGTCAGCTCCGTGGATTCATCAACGTCACCAGGCACATCAGCAGAACCAAGCTCAACGCTCTGCGTGCCTTGAGACAATGGCTCAAACTGCCCGCTAGCAGGATTAAACTCAGTAACTTGCTGTTGCAAACCACTTTGGTCATTAATGGCGCCCGGCGCTCCCGGCGCTCCGCCTCCTTGGTCCATAGGCTTTTCAGTATTAGCCAAGGGAGTAAGATTCGGGTTCGACAACAACGAATCTGCCAGATCCGACTCAACCTTTTTAAGGCCTACCAACTCTCGGTATTCATTAACGCTAATAAGGCCAGCCTGATACTCCTGCATGGCGAATGCTGAAGTCTCCTGCTTAGCAAGAACTAAAATCGGCACCCTGTCTGTAGCAAACTCAAACACATGATCGTGAGACAGCAAGGATAGTGGGCGTGCAATCAGTTCAAGATGCGGCTCCATAGTTTCCATCCAGAAAACCTTACCTTCTTCCGCAGCGTTAGCAAAGGTACGACCAGACGAATTACCAATAATAGACTCTGGAACGCCAAAAGCAGCTAAGATTTCTTCTTTAGTGATTTCCCGCATCGCTTGATAGTTTGCATCTCGCGGAGAAGTGGCAGTGTCAACAAAGTCAGCACCGTCATCCGCGGAAATGACGCCCACAGCGCCAGCACGGGCAATATTACCACGGAATCGGCTCTGCAACTCAATTTTATCTTCATCGCTAACCTCAGACCTCAGAACCAATAAGCCGCCTGGGCGGCCATCGTTCTGCAGAAAGCTGCGATTGTACATCTTTGCCAGCATCTCGATCTCGGTGGCAATGCCTGCAGGCTCTAACGGAGTCATAGACAGATAGGGGTCAAGGGGATGAGCGCGCCGAATCCAAATCACGTTTTCCGGCTTAAGCTTAACAGTCTTATGTTCTTCAA